GGACAGGGAGATATGTTCGTTTCCCCTGGGGCTGCGACTGAAGAGTCCGATCAGGATCCTGTTGCGACGTTCATCACCCCGCGTGGCGGATCCGTTCCGGTGAAGAGCACGGACGACTTCGCCCTGGTTCCCCTGATCCACCAGCGCCTGTCTGCCGGACCGGGCCAGGAATATCTGTCCGAGGATACCATCAGGCGTATGGTCCCCATTCCCAACATACTGATTAACGGATACAAGCTTGAGGATATCGGGGCCGCCGAGGTGCGGGGAGACAGCATGACCGGGCTGATGCTATTCGATGGTGATGTCGCGTTCTTTGCCAAGAAGGTGGTTTCCCAGGACGGGGTGTATGTGATAAACGTGGACGGGGAGGTCTATATCAAGCGCCTTTCCTTTGACCCGTTCGACAGCAGCGTTACGATCATCAGCGAGAACGACCGCTATGCCCCGAGGACCGTTGCGTCTGAAAGGGTGGTGGTGCTTGGCAAGGTGATCGGATGGTTTCATAAGCATCCGTATTGAGCCTATATATAATAAGGTATAAGAGGAGATGTCTATGGCAGTAGTTGGAGCTTTGATGATACTGGTTTCATTTGTGTTCCTGGCGGTCGCCTTGTGGCCGGTGACCATCGTCCTGTTCATGACCGGCATGATGGTATTTGTCGGGGCCACCCTGCGTGATTACCTTCGGGCCATACTCAAGCAGCTTGAGATGATTACGGGCGACCAGCCGGTTTCAAAAAAGCGCCCCGATCCTGTGGATGCCTCCGGGGATCCTATCCGTTCAAGGTAGCTTGCACCCGTCCATATATAATAATGTAGAGAGGAGAATCGACGATGAAAAGAATCGCATTGCTTCCGGCCCTGCTCGCACTCATGCTCATGCTTGGCGGGTGCGTGATGGAGGATGAACGGATCTATTACGTGCAGGCCGAGGCGCTCTATAAGCAGGTGGTCACCACCGAGGGCAATAAGCCAGACACTGTAGTCTGGGTGAAATCTGCCACGGTCTATCCTGAGGCCAAGCGCATCATGCTCACCTATTCCAAGGGAGACTTCGAGTGGCGTACCTATGAGGCTGTGCTGTACCGCGAGGACATGACCGAGATCGTCAGGCTGATCACCTCATACAATTTCACCGGACAGCTGCGCAAGGGATATTCCCAGCCTGCCGCCGGTGTCGTCGACCTGGTGGTCCATTACCCGGTGTTGATCGAGTCTCCCAACATCTTTGCCATAAAAGGCAATCTATACCTGGAGACAATCCAGTACCTGCCGATCGACATCTACAATCCCAATGATGCGCCGATCACCGTCACCGTGGATGGCGTCGACCATGTCATAGCAGCCGAATCAACGCTGCACGCAACAGAATGATTTGCGGGGGTTTACTTGACCCCTTCCCGTTTGATATTATGATCCCATCGAAGCGCATCCTCTAATCCGTGCTCTTCCGCCTTGCTCCAGTCGGCTCCACCGCTGGGGCTTTTTTATGTATTTTTTTTCAGATTTCGCCGGAATCCACGCCATTTTCAAACCCTGTTAAACGGGCATTGGATTTTTGCAACGGTATGTTTGATAGCATGTCCATGATAGGAGATACCATTATGGACGCATATATCAAGCCGCAACTGCTGGTGCTCATCCCTTTGCTGATCGGCATGGGAAAAGCAATCAAGCCCAGTCTGAAGAAACGCTCCGACGGTTCCACCGGAAGACTCATCCCCATTTTGCTGCTATGCACGTCGATTGCCGTGGCGACCGTCTATGGATTCATCGCCACCCCGTACACCGGCTGGCGCATGGTGCTGGACTCGGTGGTGATCACCGGTATCGTCCAGGGTTCCATCGCCGCCTTCAATGCCATGGGTCTGTATGACACGACCCGCAAGAAGGAGTAGCGATGTGGAGCTCGAGCCGAAAAACACATTTGAGAAATTCATCCTCTGGTGCAAAAAGCATCATCTTGGTTGGCTTGCTCTTGCTGTTCTTGTTGTTGCCGTTTTCCTTGCAGGCAGAAAGTCTGCCGGATCCGGCTACCATGACCGACCAGGAAATAGTGGCGGAGATGCAGCAGATCTTGGAGCGGCAGGAGAGCAGGTCGCAGCTGCAGCAGCAGGTGTTGCCGCAGGTGCAGCAGACCTTGAGCATATCGCCGCAGGACTTGAGGAATCTGGCGACCAATTACAACCGGTGGTCGCTGGACTTGAGCAGGACAAGCGGGACCGTGACCGCCTTGAGCAGCTCCTTCTCGAACTTCGTAGAAGAGTCGGATCGGGAGATGGCGGCACTGAGGCGGGAGAACACCTGGCTGAAGGTGGGGATCGGGGCGACGGCCGCGGCGGCGCTGACAGCGCTAGTGCTGGCTCTGGTGAACTAGGGGGACGCTGATGGAACTGTCTACCATCTTCGGGCTTGCCTCCGGACTCGGACCGGCCATCACATTGATCGTGCTTATCCTTGCCATTGGAGTTGGGATCGGCATCCTCATCTTCACCGTGAAGGCCCTGGCGAAGTCGATCACCGGACAAAGCGAGGCGTTCACACGCCAGATGGCCGAGGCCCGCGTGCGCAGCGATGAGCGCGATGCCAGGATCGAGGAATTGATAACCAAGCAGGAGGTGCGCATCTCCTACATTGAGACGCGCTACGCATCCAAGGAGGATCTGTACAAGGCCGTCGGCGGCTGGAGACAGGAGTACCTCCATCTGAACCAGCGGATCGACCAGATCAAGGATAAAAGGGAGAAGGATACATGAGCGGATCCAAGATTGTCACTCCGTCCAGGCATGCGGTGCTGCGCGGCAGCATCCTGATGTTCCTGGTCGAGGTCTACCCCGAGCGCGTGGAGGAACTGTCCATCGCGCAGATCAAGTACGAATACTACGAGTATTCGGACATCCTCAAGGCGCTCGCCTATCTGGCAGACCGCGGCTATGTGGACAAGGATGAGAGTCCCCATCCGGCCCGCCCCACCAAGAAGGTGCGCATGTACCGGGCCACCAGCAAGGGCATGGATGTGGTCGAGGGAACCACCGTCGACCCCGGCGTCCTTGTCGAGAAGGAGGTCTAGCATGGGACGCAGATCCAAGGCCGACCTGATGGGCATAATCGAGCGGATTGTCGAGATGTACGAGGCAGAGAAAAAATCCGTGCAGGAGATCGAGGACGTGCTGCGCGAGGAAGGGTACGACATTTCACGCGAAGCGATCCGCAGGTCCCTGAAGACTTCCAAGAGCGTCGCAGCCCAATACACCAAGGCCGCGACCGAGGCCCGCGTGCTCATCGATACGGTGCGCGACAACCCGAATACGGATGTCGTGGAGATCACCACCAGCCTGTTGACCAAGCAGGTGTTCGACTTCGTGCAGTCCATTGACAGCCTCACCTTCGATGATCCCACCGACCTGATCGTGGCGGTCAACCGGTTGGCCGATGCCCAGACCAGGATTGCAAAGCAGCGTCTGAACTTCCAGAACGGCTACAACAAGGCCAAGAAGGATCTGGTGTCGCGCCTGCAGGCGGAGCTGAAGAAACACCCCGACGTCCTTGACCGGATCATGGGGATCGTATCGACCTTGGAGGCTAAGGAATGAATGACCTGTTGGTGGAGATCGCCGGGCGTCCAACCGCCGAGCGCAGGGAGAGCGAGTCGCGCAAGGCCCGCGCCGAAAGCGATTTCCAATACTTCTGCAATACCTACCTGTCCCACTATTTCACCAAGTCTCCGGCTCCCTATCAGCTGGCGATCTACAAGGTGATCACCGAGGGACGTGTGGATGCGGAGGCTGCCATGGAGCTGCGCAGGTGGACTCGTGAGCCGTACCGCAAGTACGTGCGCGCCACCGAGGGGCTGCGTGGCATCATAGACATGGAACCCCGCGATCATGGTAAGTCGGTGCGCATGACCTTGGCCTATCCATTGTGGTGCGCCCTGTATGCCAAGAGGCGGTTCATCGCGCTCTTCGGTGCCACCGACGATGATGCCAAGGGGTTTCTGGAGAACATCAAGCATGAGGTTGATGACAATGAGCTGATCGCCAAGGACTTCGGCGAGATGCGGGGATCCCAGTGGGGAGCCGGGAAAATCGTACTGTCCAACGGGGTGGCGCTGATCGGCAAGGGAAAGGGGGCGTCTGCCCGCGGACTGCGCCACCATGAGTCGCGTCCCGATCTTGTGGTCATAGACGACCTGCTCAAGGATGCCGAGGCGGACAGCCCCGACCAATGCGCCAAAGCATATGGATGGATCAAGCGGACCGCATTCAACCTGGGCAAGGATTCCTTCATTGTCATGGTTAACACCCATTTCAACGACCACGACCCGATCACCATGCTGCAGGATGAGGTGCTCACCGGAAAGCTGCAGGGATTCCTGGCGCTCCGCTTCAGCGCGCAGCTGGAGGACGGCACCCCGCTGTGGGAAAGCCGGTGGACCCATGCGGACCTTGAGCGCAAGCGCGCCGATGTGGGCGAGCTGGTGTATGACGTCGAGTACCTGTCCCTGTCGGTGAACTCCGAGGGGCGCATATTCGACCCGTCCTGGTTCCAGTATTTCGATATCAAGGACATAGACTTCACCAAGATGAAGGTGATCATGGGTGTGGATCCGAACGCCGAGGGATCCGATGACGCAGCCATAGCGGTCACCGCCCATGACCTGGTGCGCAAGATGAAATATGTGCTCGCCTGGTGGTCAAAGCCGTATGGTACGCACATGGATCTGTTCGACCAGCTGGTGCTCATGTATGAGATGTGGAATCCGGAGGCCATCTACTTCGAGGAGGTCGCCTTCCAGAAGTTTTACAAGCAGTTTCTCCTGGAGAAGGCGATGGACCTTGGCATCATGCTGCCGTTGGCCGGGGCGAAGCCGGGTGGATCGTCCAAGAAGAAGCGGTGCATGCAGTACCAGCCCCATGTGCAGGCTGGAATCATCCGGTTCAACGAGACCCTCCGGCCGACTGATGAGATGTCCAGGCTTCAGGCGTTCCCCACCAAGGGGGTGAACGACGGTATTCCGGACGCAGTCTATTACAGCGTTATTCCTGCCGCCGGTCCAGCCACCCCGGTGGGTGCTGCCGCTCAGAAGAAAGCCAACAGGATGAAGGAAATGATGAGGAGATACATGTATGGCAGATGAGACCAAGAAACTCGACCAGCTGAGGATCATCCGCGATTCGCTGGTGTTCCGATACCTTCCCAACCCGGACGACATGATCGTGAGGACCCCGCGAGGGTTGCTTACCTATGACGACATGCTTGCCGATTCCCGTATCGGCAGCCTGTTCCTCGACCGGCGCAACGGCACCACGAACCTTCCGGTGTACATCACCGATACCGAGGACAAGCGGATCAACGAATACCGCGACCAGTACCTGACCGAGCAGCGTATGCGCAAGTTCGCCTGGTACCTGCTCACCGGGGCGCTCAAGTATGGGTTCCGCCCGGCGGAGATCCTGTGGAAGCGCGACTCCGATGGATGGCTGTACATCGACAGCCTGAAGGGCCACAACATCAACAACTACCGGTTCAACGATGAGGGCGAGATGTGGTATGTCGGTTGGGGCGACCAGTTGCTTGACCAGCCGTATAAGTGGATTGTGCACCGGGTGGAAGGGGATTCCTATAATGAACCCTACGGGGTGGCCTACATGCGCAGCGCATACTGGCCGTGGCAGTTCAAGCGCCTCGGCTGGCAGTATTGGCTGACGGCTACCGAAAAGTTCAGCGTTCCCTCCCTGGCCGCTCTGTTCGAGAACAGTGACCCGGCCAAGTCCCGGCAGCTGGCCGAGGAGGTAGCCGAGGCGGTGAGCCTGGTCACCAGCGGATCCGGAGGCGCCCTGGGCAACGTAAAGGAGCTGAAGCAACTCACCATGGCCGGGGCCGTGTCTGACTTTGATGTGCTGATCAAGGCATGCGATCTGCAGATAGCCTACGCCATGACCGGGCAGGCCCTGTCAACCAACGTGTCCGATACCGGAACCCAGGCGTTGGGGACGGTTCAGGAACGGACAAAGCAGGCCGGTTATGAGAACGACGCGCGGGCCCTTGCCTACACCATGCAGCGCCTGATCGACATCTCCATCGAAGTGAACTTCGGCAAAGACACCGATACGCCCGACTTCATGATCGATACCGGTGACTATGCTTCCTTCAGCACGGTTTGCCAGGCGCTCGACCGCCAGATCCCTGTTTCCAAGCGGGCGCTGTATTCCCGGTACGGAATCGCCGAGCCTGATGAGGATGTCGCTGGTGATGCGTTCATCAAGCCGCTGCAGCCGCTGCAGTACGGTATGGGCATGCCGCTGTCGTCGTTCGGTTCCTCTTCACAGAATCCAGAACCTGGGCCGAGTGATGATCCATCCAAGCAGGATCCCGCCGACGTTCCCCCTGCTTCTCCTGCAGCCGATCCCAACAAGGAGGGTTTGGCCATAGATGATACCGGGGCGGGTGTTACCCTGAACGGCGCCCAGGTAACGGCAGCCACTGGAATCGTGAAGGCTGTCGAGATGGGAGAGCTGCCACGCGACAGCGGCCTGGCGCAGCTGAAGATCCTGTTCAATCTCACCGACTCCCAAGCCACCGAGATGATGGGCAGCGCGGGAAAGAATCCGCGACCGAAGAAGGATGAGGAGTTTGCCGATGATGGCCAAGGTAAAAAAAAAGTCCTGATCCTGGGAAGACGCTGATGGACGAGGCTGACAAGATCCGCAAGGTGATAGACCTTGAGGAAGCAGCGTTCCCCGCTCTCCAGCAGGCTGTGGGGAAAACCCTCGGCACTTGGCTGTCCGCGGTCAAGGCCGATTCCAAGACACTCCAGAACGAATTCGTTCCTAATGTTGACCAGGATATCATCGACCGCACCTATGAGGTGATGATCGCATCCTTCATGCTCGGCATGAGTCATGTCGCTCCGGGATCCTCCGATTTCGCCGATGCGGTTCCCAAGCCGTTGTCGTTCGATGAGGCCGTGGCGTTCTCCCAGTGAAGGATATCTCTGACTCGGAAGGACTACTACCAGATCAGTGACGCCCTGCGCGCAAGGGCATGGACGGTCGGGAGGCTCGCGCAGCTGGATGCGCTGGAGCGGGCAAGGCCTCACTACCTGGCGCAGCTGAAGGGCGACGCCTCGGGGGTCGAGCCGTTCGTGCAGTCGCTGGATCAGGATGGCGCCATGGGAGCATCGGGATGGGCAAGCGGGCAGGCTGGGTATTACGAGACTGTCTACCGGACCAACATCCAAAGCGACTACAATGCCGGACGCGCCCAGCAGTTTAAGAACAATCCCCCGGCTCTCCTGGAATTCATAGGCATCGAGGATGCACGCCAGACTGACATTTGCGCCCGGCGCACCGGGACCGTGCTGCCTCCGGATGATCCATGGTGGGAAGCGAACTGGCCACCCTTGCACTACAACTGCCGCAGCACCGTGCGGGCCATCTATGCCGATGAGGCGGCAGGCTACGACCTGTCCAAGCTTTCCCCTCCATCGCCCGAGTATGCCAAGCCTGCGCAGGGATCCTTCGGACACAATCCGATCAAGGATAATGCGCTGTGGAACGTCACCCCGGCGCAGCAGGCGAGGATCTCCAGGGCTATGATCCAGGAGGAGCTCAACGACGTGGTGGGACAGACGGTGTGCAAGGACTTTGCCAAGGCGAAAGCCGGGCTTGTATCCATGGAGGTTTCCAAGGGTGGTGTGCGCTATCCGGATACCATGGGGAAATCGGCTGCGACATCGATGGCTGCCGACCTTGCCAACGACAAGGGCTGGTATGTGGAGCTCACCCCGGACGGCAACGCCTGGGTGAACGGTATGGACCGTTGGGCTCTGAAGCGGTTCGACGGGAAACCGGCAACTATCGGCAGCCTGTTCGAGCAGGCACGCTCAGCATATCTGGAAGTCCCTGCCTCCAAGGCTTCGTCGATTGCAGCCGCCTTGGCCAGAGCGCTGGTCGAT